TTGCCTCGTATCTCCAAGAACGGTCATGACTCAGCTCAAGACGATTTGTTTCCGCCGTTAACGGTTGGGGTTGGTTCTGATCAGCCACGGTTGGAAACGCCCGTATATGGGTACGAGTCTTTCGGGCCTCTCATCGCAGAGTGTGCTCGAGTTCATCAGGGTCGTGAGCTCTTTCCGTGGCAGGTCAATGTTCTCACCGGTGCTTTTGAGCATGATGACGAGGGTTTGTTTACTCATTCGTCTGCTATGGCTTTTTGTGCGCGTCAACAGGGCAAGACGTACCTGTTATCCAGCGTAGTAATTTTTGCCTTGCTTGAGCTGCCAAAGATTTGGGGTCGCCCCGTGAAGATTGTTTCCACGGCTCACGAACTTGCGCTGGCGACCGAAGTCTTTGAGGATCTGCGTGACATCTTCGAGCTGTGGGAAGAGTCGGGGCTGTGCAAAGTGACGTGGGCTTACGGCAGGCACCGCGTCAAGATGGTGGACGGCTCTGAGTATTTGGTCAAGGCTGCAACAGGGAAGAAGCACGGCATCTCGGGCGTGGACATTCTGATCGTTGACGAACTCTGGGCGATTACCGAGGCTGCTTATTTCGGGGCGTTGAAGCCTGCACAGATTGCTGTGAAGTCGGGTCTGTCGTTGTTGGTGTCAACCGCTGGCGATGAGTCGAGTACGGTCATGAAGAAATTGCGTGAGCAGGCCATCGGGCAGATTGACAAGGGTGAGCCGGGTGAGTTGTACATGGCGGAGTGGTCAATCCCCGATTCTGTGTCACCCGATGACGAGCGGTATTGGGGTTACGCCAATCCTTCAATGCCTCGGACGGTGACCATCAAAAGTCTTCGGGCTGCACACGCCAGCCCTGACAGATCTCAGTGGCTTCGCGCTCACTGCAACATGTGGGTGTCTGCTGCGTCGTCTTGGCTGCCACCCGGGCAGTGGGCGAAGCGGTTTACAGAGAACACGACGTGGGATGGCACTACTTCGGTGCTTGCGGTGGACTCCGCTGTTGACGACTCGAAATATGTCGGGGTGTGGTGTCGCAAAAACACAGACGGAGACATCGTTGCCAGTGTTGAGTTTCAGACCGAGTCCATTGCTGAAATGTGGGAACGGATTACACAAGCTCTGGAGCGTGAACCAAAAACGCAGCTGGCGATTACGCCGTCTCTGTTTATTCACACGCCCGAGAAGTTCCAGCGCAGAACGGTGCAGTGGGGCTACGGCGAAATAAACAAATACACGTCCACAGTCAAGGGTCTGATTAACGAAGACAGGGTGAAGCACACTGGCGAGGTGTTGTTGTCTGAGCATGTAAACAGGGCGGTACTGATCCGCGGTCAGGGTGGCTCGCTGAGCATCTCGAGTCAGCGAAGTCCGGGCCCGATTGAGGCTTGCCGTTGTCTCATTGTTGCCGTGGCGATGGTGTCCCGTCCGGGTCAGGCAAATAAACCTTCAATGGGTTCGTCGAGATAGTTGCATTTGCAACAACCTTGTGTAAGACTCCGAGTGGATGGGTATTTTCTCACGCAAAGTTGATACGGCCTCGTTTGCCTCTGCACCTGTGCAGGCGGCTGCTGGCGCGTCCTACATTGGCAACTTCCTTCAGTACACCACCGGGTCTGCTGAAGTTCGTGCGCTGAGTATCCCAACCGTGTCGCGTTCTCGTGATCTTCTTGCTGGCATCATCGGCTCCACGGGGCTAAAGCACTACAGCAAGCAGTGGAACGGCGAAGACTATGACGAGGTGTACCTGCCTCTTGAGCCTTGGATGGAAACCCCAGACCCTAAGGTGTCGCGCTCGTTCTTCTTTGTAAACATCTTTTCGGACATGTTCTTCTATGGCGCAGCGTACGCATACGTCACGACGCGCTACTCGACCGGGTTGCCTGCTTCGTTTACATGGCTCCCAGCTGCAAACATTTCCAGCACCGAGCAATCAGGTCTTCCGCAGTACTTCGGGCCGTCAAAAGAGCTTGAGTTCAATGGTCAACCGCTGGATGTAAACAACGTCATCCAATTCCTCAGCCCTATTGAGGGAATCTTGAAGATTGGTCAGCGCGCCATCAACACAAGCCTTTACTTGGATCAGGCTGCAGACCGCTACGCCAGCCTTGAAACTGTGCCCGGCTATCTTCAGCAGATTGACGGCGAAGACATGTCAGGCGATGACCTTGGTTCTCTTGCTTCGGCGTGGGCTGCAGCTCGTAAACAAAACGCCATCGGCGCGTTGTCTCGTCAGGTTCAGTTCAAAGAGTTTGCACACTCACCGCAGGATGTCATCGGAGAACAGCGCAAGTATCAGTCGCTTGAGATGGCTCGCCTATGCTCCGTCCCTGCCTACATGGTGTCTGCTCCTCAAGAGGGCGCATCCATGACCTACCAGAACGCACAACAGGCGCGCCAGGATTTGTACCTCTTCGGCGCTCGTATTTACATGGATGCTATTGAGCAGACCCTTTCGAGCGCACAAGTTCTTCCCCGTAACCGCTATGTCGAGTTTGACATTGAGGATTATGCAGGATCTGACGACAGCTCCCCCAACGGGATGCCTAATAACGAAACGGATGATGAGTTGTGAAGATTGAGTTTGTAGCTGTGCCTGTCACCTTGGACGCTGCCGCTGGCGAGGACAGTCCCCGTACTATCACGGGTGTGGCTGTTCCTTGGGACACTCCAGCGACAGTGTCCTCGGGTGAGTCAGTCATGTTTAAGCGTGGCGCTTTTGATGTAAACGCAAAAGCCCCCAAGCTGCTTGAAAATCATGACATGACGCAGTTAAGAGGCGTAATCACCGAGCTTGCCGATGACGATGCCGGACTTTTGTTCACCGCAAAGTTTGCAAACACTCGCGCTTCCGATGAGGTCATCGAATTGGTGAAAGCTGGCGCTTACGATTCCGTATCTGTCGGCGCTATTCCAATCAAGTTTAAGTACGACAAGAACGGAACAATGATTGTCTCTAAGGCAAACCTTGTCGAGATCTCACTTGTCGCCATGCCAGCGTTCCCCGATGCTGTCATCACAGAAATCGCTGCTTCCCAGCCTGACGAAGAGTCAGAAGAAGAAGTTGTCGAACCCCAACCCCAAGACATTTCCGAGGAGGAAACCATGTCAACAGATACCCCAACGGTTGAGGCTTCGGCTGAAACTGTTCCAACAGCACCGATCTTCGCCGCAGCGCGCCGTGACGTGAAATTGCCAACCGCTGTCGAGTACATGTCTGCGTTTATCGCAGGCGGTTCTGCATGGCACCAGATGTCAGAAGCACTTCGTGCAGCTGCACCGGACATTGTCACAACTGACACGCCCGGCATCTTGCCAACCCCAATCCTTTCGCCTGTTTACAACAACTTCCAAGGCATCCGCCCAGTTGTTGACGCAATCGGCGTTCGTGCCCTTCCCCAAGGTGGCAAGGTGTTCATTCGCCCTGAGGTCACGACAAACACCAGCATCGGCGCAAGCATTGGTGAGCAGTCACCAACCGCAGGCACCCTTGTTGTTTTTAACAACCAAGTGACCAAGCAGATCTTCGGCGGATATGTAAACATCTCCGAGGCTGACATTGACTGGACAGACCCAGCAATCTTGCAGGTCGTTCTTGACGACATGGCTCGTATCTATGCAAACGCAACTGACAACTACGCAGCAGACACCCTTGTTTCTGGCGCATCAGTTACTCAGGCATTTGCTCTTGCAGACATTGCAAAGCCTGAAGTTTGGTCAGCTGAAATCGCAGAAGCTGCAGCAACCATCTTGACCTCGTCAAATGGCAACTTGCCTACTCACTTGTTTGTTGATCCAACGCGCTGGAGAAATCTCCTCGCATTAAGCGATACCGCAAACCGTCCGTTGTTCCCACAGGTTGGCCCAATGAACGCTTACGGCAACCTCGGTGTAAACGCATACGGCGGAAACGCTTTCGGTTTGCAGGTCGTTGTTGACCGTAACTTCGCTGCAGGAACCGCCATTGTCGGTGACGCATCCGGTTACGAGCTCTACGAACAGCAAAAGGGTGCAATGAGCATCGAGTCACCATCAACACTGTCGCGCACAATCGCATTCCGCGGTTACTTCGCAGCGTTGATGATCGACCCAACGAAGTTCGTCAAGTTCACCTTCGCCTGATAGCGATTACTAGGTAGGAAAGGGGTCTGTATGTCTGTTTACACAATTACTCATGGTTTTCACTTTGAGGACGTATCAGCCGTACAGACCCTGACCCCTTCCGAAGTCCAACCGGGCGACTCCATCGTCATCGCTGGAGCAGGCGCAAAGTTCAACGGCACCTTTACGGTGATTAGCGTTGAGGAGTGGGCCTACACCGGCAAAAGTCAAGAGGGCTACCTCGAGTTTGACTATGACGTGCCGAAACTCAATCAGGTGCTCTATGCGGTCACGGGTCAGCCCGATGACGAAGCGTACGCAGCTGTTGCTGGCACCCTGACGTTTACAGAGACCATAAATTGGACCACTAGCGCGTTGACCTTGTCGTGGCTTGGTATTGACGTGGCGACCGCTAACGACACGGCCTTTGTGGCTAAATGTGTTTCAGCGAGTAACTACTGGTGTTTCCGTAAACGCCGCGAGGCTGGCTACACCGATGCCCAAGGCACTGTGCCTTCACCTGACGTGGAAATGGCTGCGACTTTATATGCAGCGACCTTGTACCGCGAGCGCGGAACATCGGGCGACTCGTACGGTGGCTTTGACGGTATGGGCAACCTGCCTATGCCAGTGACGCTTCATCGCATTATGCAGCTGCTTGGTTGTGGCAGGGCACAGGTCGCCTAATGCCTGCATCGGGGATTCTTGTTGACGCTGTAAACGCAGTGAAGACACAACTCACCGCGTTGAGCCTTGTCCCCATCACAGACCCTCGTAACGCCCGTCCTTTGTCAGTTCTGATCCAACTGCCAACGGTCACAGCGTTTACATACAACGTGGGCGACATTCGACTCACCCTCAGCGTCCTTGCACCTCCACCCGGGAACCAAGACGCAGGCGACTACCTCATGACAGTTGCCGACCAAATAATGAACTCACCAATCGCGGTTACGGATCTTCGTCCGGGCCTCGTTTCCGTAGGAGGGCAAGACCTGCCTTCTTACGACTTAACCGTTGCCGTAGCCGTACGGCGCAACTAACAAAGGAGCCCTCATGGCTACAACAACATTCCTCAGCAATGCCACGATTAACCTCACGCAGGGCGCAACCACAACTGACCTTTCGGATCAGGCAAACCAATGCACAATTACCATTGGCAATGACCCTCTTGAAATCACCGCGTTCGGCGACACTGGACACCGCATGGCTCCGGGTCTTCAATCCGTTGACGTGTCAATCACGTTTTTTCTCAGCTATGGCGCTTCCGAGGTTGAAGCAATTTTGGCAAGCTGCGTAGGTCTCGGAACGACCACTCTGGTCATCTCGCCATCAGGTACGACCGAGTCGGCCAGCAATCCTGAGTACACCATCGCCAACTGCATGCTTGCTGACTTCACACCAATCAACTCAACCGTGGGCGAGATTGCCACTGTGACAGCGAACTTCACTTCAGGCACTTGGGTGCGTGACGTAACCGCCCCCTAATCCGTAAACAACACATAGAGGAGAACCTATGAAACTGAAACTTGAAGTCAAAGAAACCGAGCGAACCTACACCGTCGAAACAAACCTTTTTGTTTTGGTGGCGTGGGAACGCAAGTTCAAGCGCAAGGTCTCAGATCTTGCAAACGGCATCGGTATGGAAGACCTTGCATTTATGGCGTACACCTGTTGCCAGCAAATCAACCACTCCGTACCGGCCGTCTTTGACGATTATGTCAAACGCCTTATCAGCATTGAAGTGTTAGACGAGGAAAACGCAAACCCTACGGAAGAGGCAGTTACCTCCGAGTCCTAGCAGAGATTCTGCTGGCGACTGGTTTCTGGCCTCCACAAATACCCTTCGACATTGAAGCATTGGAAACGGTGCTGAAAGTCTCACACGAAAAGCCCCAGCAATGACTCGATACGTCAATACAACATCTTTAGAAGTGGTAGGCGTTAAAGAGGCTTTGCGTAAACTCAACAGCATTGACAAGGTTGCGCGTCGTCAGCTGACAAAAGATTACGCACAGATTGTTTCCCCGATTGTCCGTGAGGCTCAAGGCTTAACACCCAATGAGGCTCCACTGTCAGGCATGGCGTACAGGTGGAAGGGTCGCGGTGCTAAGCAGACCAAGCCCATTTTTCCGTGGGCTGGCGCTAAAGATGATCGCAGCATTAAGCCGTTCGTGTCGGGCAAGAAGCCTCGCCAGTACGGGAATTATGTGAGCAACCTTGCCACGTTTGGTGTGCGCTGGACTAGCCCTTCGGCGCTGACCGTCGAGATGTCCGGCAAGGGCAAAGTGCCCACGGCTAAGGGTAAACAAATGGTGCAGGACTTGTCGCAGCGTTACGGCCAGCCGGGGCGTTTCTTGTGGCGTGCTTATTTGAAACACGAAGAAGAAGTTGTGCGGAATGTGACAAAGTTAATTAACGACTTAATGCGTCGAGTACAGAGGGACATCTGATGGCGATAACTATCCCAATCATTAGCCAGTTTGACGGCAAGGGCATCCAAAAAGCCATCAAGCAATTTAAGGCTCTTGAGACCAACGCTCAAAAGGCTGCTTTTGTTTTGAAGAAGATGGGTCAGGCTGCTGCGATTGGTTTTGCAGCGGTTGGTGTCGCAGCTGCTTTAGGCGCTAAGTCTTTGTGGAACTTTGCTCAGATGGCTCGCGCAGATCAACTGGCGCAGGTTCAACTTGCTGGCACTTTGAAATCAACGACGAAGGCAACCGACGCACAGATTGCAGCTGTTGAGGATTACATCGACGTCACTGCCCGTGCCACGGGTGTCGCGGATGACGATCTTCGTCCGGGTCTAAATCGGTTGTTGAGGTCTACGAAGGATGTCACCAAGGCTCAGAAGCTGTTGTCACTTGCATTAGATATTTCGGGGCGAACTGGCAAGCCGTTGGAGGCTGTGGTTAACGGTTTGGCTCGTGCGAGCGAGGGTCAGAATACGGCTCTCGGTCGTTTGGGTCTTGGTTACAGCAAGGCAGAACTGAAGGCTAAAAAGTTCAGCACTATTCAGGATGAGTTAACAGCGAAGTTTGCTGGCGGTGCTAACGAGAAGGCTGCAACCTTTGAGGGCACGATGTCTCGTCTGTCCATCACGCTGGACGAACTTAAAGAGTCTCTCGGTCTGTACATCTTGCCTTACATCCAACAACTTGCGGAGTCTGCCATCAAGGTTGCTGACGCTTTCGGCAAGAAGGGTTTTGCTGGCGGTGTTGAGGAACTGAAATTCCAGCTGCAGTTTCTGTTGTACGACACAGACGGAAACCTCAACGCAATCGGTAGACAAATAAACGCTTTGCTCGGAGCGTTTAACAGCATCGCTCGAATTAAGAACCTGTACAACTTTGCAACCTTTCAACCCCTTGGTGAACTCATCGCCACAGGTAGCACAGACTTCTCTTTCAGTAAGGGAACCCGACAAGGGTTTGCCGAAACCACCGACATGACCTTGCGGTCTCAGCGCCAACGTGGCGTTACCGCTACTCAGGGTCTCGGAGCCAGCACTTATGCAGCTCGTAACCCGGGAAGCATTATCGTGCAGGTTTCCCCCGTCACTGATCCGAAAGCGGTTGCTGGCGAAATTCGACGCATTCTTCGTGACGGTGCTCGTAGCGACGGCGGTTATGGCATCCGCAGCGGTGCAGGTCGCTAATGCCCTTCCCCGTTGCCAAAGTTGAAATTGCCTTTTACGACGCGCCCTACGCGGTTGCCCCTACTTGGTTCAACGTCACTTCCTATGTCCGTGAAATGTCAACGGATCGTGGGCGCTCCGACGATTGGGACACCTTTTCAGGCAACGCCGTTGTCGTGCTTGACAACCGTGACCGAAGGTTTGACCCTTTCAATACTTCAGGGCCCTACTACGGCAACTTGCTACCTCGCCGTCAAATAAAAATCACAGCCACGTACGGCGGTACTGAGTACCCCATTTTCCGTGGTTTCATTCAGTCATGGCCTCCAGCGTGGACAGATGCAGGACGAGACTCAACGGTGACCCTGTCTTGCATGGACGCATTAGGTTTCCTTGCCTCTGAGACGCTCCCAGCGGACTGGAGCCGTGACTACATCCTTGCTACGGCCCCACGTCACTACTACCCCTGCGACGAGCCTGTGGGCCCGTTCACAGCGAATCAGACGCTTATTGACTACGGCAGTGTTCCGCTGAACATGGCAACCACTGCAGCTGCTTCAAGTGGTGGTCAATTGGCTGAAGGCTTGGTCAATAGTTCAGTGACGGGCACAGCCAGTGAGGCTGCCTTTTCTGCGCTAGGTGGGGTGGACAGCAACCCGGGCAGTTTTTCCGTTTCGTGTTGGGCAATCCCTGACGCTTCAGCAGGTGGCAACTCTCAATACTTGTACGGGTTTGTTTTTAATCACACTTTCCGCATGGGTTACGACAACACAAATAACAAGTATTTCGTAGAAATAACCGAGCCCACCCACGGCAACGCAAAGGTCGCAAGCACAAACATCTCAGGTTGGGATGTCGGCATGCCTCGAATGTTGTCGTTTCACTATGATGCGCCTTCTCGAACTATCCAGTTTTTTATTGACGGAATAAACGTTGCAACAACTGTTGCAAACTTTGCTGGTATTTACATCCCACTTAACGAAGCCGTAAACATTGGTTCAGGATCTGTTCAGCAGGTGATTGTTTACAACGGTGTTGTCGGGACACCAATTTGGCAAGAAATCTACAAACGCTCCACCGTGCAACTAGCCGAAACTACAGCTGCAAGGTTTACACGCCTGATTGGTCAGACCCCGTTTAACCCGGCTTTGACAAGCCCTCCGTCGGCTCCAGCCTCCGCTGTTCTTGACATTACTGACGACGCACCACGGGTAGCAGATGAGTTGCAGATTGTTGCAGACTCCGAGTATGCACCGCTGTTTGTCGACCGTAACGGAATTGTGACTTTGTACAACCAAAACCAAATTCGTTCACAAACACGTTCCATTGTTTCGCAAGGCACTTACGGCGCTGGCGGTATCGCTATCGGGCCTGAGGTTTCTTTGACTTATGACGGCGATTCAATGCGTAACGAAGCAAACGTGACCATGTCAGGAAATGGTGTTTACATACAAAAAAACACTTCAAGCGTGTCGGTGTACGGAGTAGCTCAAGAATCTATTTCTACGCAGGTTTCTACCCTTGCTGATGCTGTTGACATTGGCAGCATCATTACTGGTTGGGGCGGTCAGGTTTACACGAAGGCTGACCCGTTTGAGGTTGTCTTGTCGCCATCAGGGGATTGGAGTAACCCATTAAACCGCGAGTTAAATGATCGCATCACGCTCGTTGTTCAGCCCCCTACTGGTAACGCAATCACTACCCCAATGCTCATTTCTCGCATCTCACACTCGGTAACTCCGGGCCAATGGACGACCACCTTTGAAGGGTCTGCTCGGTGGGCTGCGGTTTTCATTCTCGGGCAGTCCTTGCTCGGTGGCACAGACCTTTTAGGATAGGAATTATGGCAACACCAACAAATCTCCCACCGGATGAGGTTCAGGGCACAGCGCTCGATGCTTCATGGCTCAACCAGCTGAAAGGCGCTTTTCGCATTTTGCAGGTTGTCGGAACCTCAACCACAACCATTGTTGCTAACGCAAGCAGCTCCTATGTTCAGGTCTTTAGCCTTGCGATTACACCACAATCAAACACAAGCAAAGTGCTAGTGATGAGTAATTCTTCAATCGCCAAAACAGGCGGTAATGCTTCAAACGGTGTAAACCTCGTTCTAAAAAGAAACGGTGTCACAATCGCCAGTCAAATAGCTGTGCTCTTAACCGGAACAGCAATCACAAACATCGGTACTTCACCCATCACAATTTTGGACAGCCCCAACGCAGGCACCGCAGTTACCTACTCACTTGAAATGGCAAACTTTGTGAACGCATCCGCTGTAGAACATTCAGCAAATAACAGTTTTAGCAGTTTCACACTTATGGAAGTTTCAGCATGACCTACGCAGAGGCGTTAGCACTATTGACAGAATCAGGTTTTGATAACGGATGGGCACTAGCCGACGGCGTTCTCATCTTGTGGGAACACGATCAAGACCCACCAGCACCCTTGGAGCGCCCCAATGAAGCGCCTGTTGCTAAGTCTTAGCCTCGTGGCGGTTCTCGCCTCATGCGCTGACCGCACACGCCAAAACTGCGAAACCACCAACAACAACGGCCTATTAGAAAGACGCTGCCCATGAAACCCGAAAACCGCCTCAGCAACGAAGAAATCAAAGCCCGACTTATCCTCATCGTGGGCGTAGCGCTCTCGTTCTCATTCGTCGCAGCAATCGTCTCACTCATCTACGGCCTGCTATTCGTCACCCAACCACTCGAGCAAAGTCCCAATGACGCAGAAGCATGGGCAGTCCTCTCCCCAATGCTCATGACCCTCGCCGGTGGACTCATCGGGCTACTCGCAGGCAACGGCCTTAAAGACAAACCAAAGGATCCACCACAACCATGATCTCCACCACCGTCACAGTCGGAACCACACCCACCCTGCTAATGGCAGGCGCAACAGGCACCCGAACCATCTACCTCCACGTCGTAGGCAACAGCCCCGTTTACATTGGCGGTGCAACCGTCACAACAACAGCTGGTCTTGCAACCGAAAAGCACACAACCCCCATTCCAATCACGCTTCGAGATGGCGACTCGCTGTATGGCATCGTTGCATCAGGCACCCATGACATGAGAGTAATGAGGGACAACTAATGCCCCGCAAGTACCCTTACTACCCAGCGTGGGACGGCAAAGCCACAGACCCCGTCACCAAGAAGTTCTACGACCTCTGCAAACGGAGATGGTCTTTCACCAACTTGGGCATGTATGCCAATCGCTCGATGCGAGGCTCAAAGAACCTGTCAGTACATGCGACAGGCTTCGCCGTTGACATGGGCTATCCAGCGACCAGAGCAGGACGCGCACAGGCTCGACAGGCGTGGGACTGGTTCATGCTGTACTCCGAAGAGCTGCGGATCTGCGAGGTTCACGACTACTCCTATCTGAACCCCAAGCAAGACCCCAGCGACAAGACCGCATGGGGCAGGGGTTTCCGCTGTTCTAGGGGAGAGGGCGAAAAGGGCGTCAAGGTGTTTACAAAGGACGACAACGCAGGCACACCCGGCGGTGCATGGCTCCATGTCGAAGTGTCCAATGATTGGGAGTCCCCCGAGGCTTTTGAAGCTGCTTGGAGAGCGCTTCCGAAGCCATAGAACGTGGCTGGCGCTTGGTTTCGTCAGTCGCTAGGAGGGGCTAGGTAGTTCTCCATTGCGCCTAGCCTCTCCGCCCCCCACGGTGCTTGACATATGTTTACACATCAGGCAGAATGTTTACACGGGCTACCAAGAGCCCCTAAACAAAGGAGACAAGATGCTCAAGCAACTCACCCCACTCGAACTTGAGTACGAGGAACTAATCGCAGACACCAACGGTGTTTATGCAGCAATCCTTGAGGGATACTGGCAAGGCCGCGACGGATACGAAATCGCTGAACAACTCAACGAAGACGTGAAGTTTGTAGCCGTAACCATCGACACTTTCCGAGACTTGGGGTACTGATTATGTGGGAAGACATGCCACTCTTCCGCAGTGCAGACCCCGTCACCTCAGCCCTAGGCGCTGGCGATGTCAAGCCACGGAGAACCTCACAAGCAATGCTGCTACTGAGCATCTACGAATATGCCGATCTGACCGATGAGCAAGCGGGCGACCTATCAGGGCTTGCAAAGCGTCCTAAGTGTTGCTACTGGAAACGGTGCAGCGAACTACGCGCTAAGGGTTTTATCGCCCCTACGGGCGTTACAAGGCTGTCTAGCGCAGGCTCAGCCATGCAGGTCTGTGCCATCACCCCAGCAGGCAAAGAGGCGCTCGCATGATGTTCTTAGTGACCGTTCCGCTACTAGCCTTTTTCTCGTGCCTCATTTACGGCATGTACCAAGCCCTTGATATAGAAACACACTGGCAAGACCCTCCGTACGACTGGAACTTCGAAGACGAAGAACTATGGATTACAGAGACTGAATTATTGGACTATCAAAGAAGAGAAGATTGAAACGTGCATTGCTCTGCTTCGCAGTACTCACCCTATTTATCCCGTCCATGCAAGCATCAGCTGCACCCGAGTGGAAATGCCAGCAGTGGCACACCATGCTCCGTAAACACGGACTTCCCATCAGCGTGTTCGACCGCATCATGTGGAGGGAATCAAGGTGCATCCCTCACGCAGTCAGCCGTGTTAACGGTGACGGCTCACGCGATACCGGGCTACTTCAGATCAACTCTTCGTGGCGTACTCTCACTGCTAAGACGTGTAAACGCCCGTATCGTCAGGTCATCAAAAGCCTGACAGACCCATCCTGCAACCTGAAAGTGGCTCGCATCTTGTGGGCCGATGGTAAGGGCGCATCAAACTGGCGTGTAACCTCAGGTCAGTAACGTAAACATCAAGGAGAACTGATGACATACAAAACCAAAGTAATAGCGTTTCGGCTTACCGCCGATGAACACGAAGCCCTGTCGGCCATGTCGGCGTTAACAGGCGAGAAACTGTCCGAGTTTGTGCACCGTCACATGTCGCCAGTGACAGCTGTAGCGCTTGACAATCTCGCGAAGCAGCGCAAGAAGGAACAAGCGCGCATCAAGCGCCTCGCAAAAAAGGTTGTAAACGATGGCCTTTAATCTCGAAGATTACGAGCCCGTTCAAAGCCGCTACGCGCGATTCATCACATGGGCTGCAACACAAGAAAACTTCTACTCAGTCATTTCCGAAATGCTTTCCGCACCCGGTGCAGACATCTGCGTGTTCAAGACCTCCATCATTTGTGACGGCGTTCTTGTCTCGACTGGTCACGCTGAAGAAGTCCGCGGATCTGGCAACGTAAACAGAACCTCACATGTCGAGAACTGCGAAACGTCAAGCCTCGGGCGCTGCCTTGCTAACTTCCCGAAGCACAACTTCGCTGGCTCAGATGTAAACAAGCGCCCCAGCCGTGAAGAGATGAGCAAAGCAAAGGGGAAAGGTTTCCTGCCGTCCTCACCTGTCAAGACCGTGCATTTGCCACCATCCCACCCTGAGAGCATCGCATCTGCTAATGGCGTGACCGTTAAAGGCAACCAGTTCGGGCCACTCCCCGATTGGCTCGCTCTCGAAGCGTTCCAAGCAGGCGTGACCGTGGTGTGGGACAACCGTGACAAAGTCGCAGGAACAAAACGCCCATGGTTTAAAGATGTAAACGGAGACAAAGCGTTCTGGCCACCAAGGGGCACACCTGATCCGATTGTTGCCACCCATGAAGACGACCTAGCCGAAGACCTCTCACCTGAGGAGCCGTTCTGATGGATAACGGAACAATGAAGGACTACATCGAAGACCTCATCCAGCAGGTCAATCAACTTGAAGCACAGTTCCACAAACTCAACGCCGTGATAGCACAGCTGCAAGAACAACGCGACCAATACCGCCGAATGTACGAGGCTCTCCTTGATTGAGTTCGTTTACTTCGTGTCTCACAGTGTCGCCATGATTGCGCTGGGCATTTGGCTGGCAGGCCGTCATGGGTAAAGCAATCCTCTGCCCGTTCTACACATGCAAAGCAGAAACCAGTGGATACTGCACTATGCACCGACACCTCATGCCAGCCATCCAGCGCGTAGTCGAACACATGGATCCTGAAGGCATCTGCTCATTTAATGTAAACATCTCGAACCTGTTGCCGATGGTCAAGATGATGGAAGAGCAATACCGAGACCTGAAGCGTCTTGAGCGTGAGTTGACTGGCGCACACAATGAGCTGCACCGCATCCTTGGAGGCGTGTGATGGATTTAGTTCACCGAAAGATTCACCACGAGTTTGAAGCCGAAGAAGGCAAAGCGACATACAAGCAGTGCAAACTTATTTGGGCATTGTGCCACCTTGTTGAGATTGACCCTGTTTGGTGCAAAGGCATGCCCTACGGAGAAGCGATTAGCCTCATTACAAAACTTGAGACGATTAGGGATATTAAACATGGCAGGTGAAGCAACCGAGCGCATCTTCCAAAGCAAAGTGGAACAGATAGCCGTCATGAACGGCTGGTTAGTGTTCCACCCCAGCCCCCACCAAGTCCGTCCGGGTGTGTTCAGATCTGACGGCAAAGGCTTCCCCGACCTTGTCCTAGCGCATCGTGACAGAGGGCTTATATTCGCTGAGTTAAAGCTCGACAAAACCAAACTCACCCCGATGCAAGTGATATGGGCAAACGCCATCAGCCCACACGCAGAACATTATGTGTGGCGACCTAATCAACTCGAGATGATTGCGGAGCGTCTCGGGCGCAACTAGCATCCGCCACTACAACTAAAGAACGCAGGTAATCAGCGTCTCGGGGACACAGCTCCTAGGGCCGTCCGAGGATCTAAGTGGACTGGAACACATACGCGGTTCCCAGCCTGCACTCATGGCCACATAGGGGATTGGACTCTGTTGGTGTTTACACGGGAACGTGGGTAGAGCAGTCTGCCTGTGAGCGACTGTCCAGCGTCTAAACGTCACAAATACCAAGGTGTCCGTCCACTGGTGTACAACATCCGGCAGCCTGAGTTAGTAGCTCGAACTGTGGGGGGCTATCACCGCTCAGACCCTGTGGTTAACATGAAACCAACCGCAGCGAAGCAAGGGCGGTAGGAGAACACCAAACCATGGACGAATACAAAACCCCCGCATACCAAAAAGCAAGACGCGAACTACTCGAAGGCTCACCCGTCTGCCACTGGTGCAAGAAAGCCCCAGCAACTGAGGCCGACCACCTACTCGAAGTAGACAGCGGAGGCAGCCACCTCGACGGCATGGTACCCGCCTGCAAACCCTGCAACAGCCGACGTGGGGTAGAACACCTCAACCGAAAACGCGCCCGCCAAACCATCACACGAAACGCCGCGATGAACGACTCTGCAACAAAAAACCCTGACATTTTTTTGATAAACCCAACCCATTCAC